GTGCTAATCGGATTCTGCAAGCCCTGATTTGAGGAAATTCATGACGATTTGTTCTGCTCCACGAACGTCTTCACCAAGGGTGGTTCCTTCGGTTGCTGCATCAACTACGGCTCTCTTGGACGCAATAAGGTCGTAAATCTCTTCATCAATGGTTCCTGAGGCGAGAATATACGTGGACATCACTGAACCTTTTTGACCAAGTCGGTGGCATCGGCTGTAGGTCTGGTCAACATCTGCTGGTGACCATGGGAGCTCCACGAAGAGAACTTCCTGGGCTGCCGTAAGCGTATGTCCGGTCTTAGCTGCCTGGATAGACAGTGAGATAATCGGGGCTTCATCTATGGTCCCAGTCTGGAACTTTAACTTTGCTTCCTGGATGTCTTCCACGTTCATGCCGCCTTGAATCTTGAGACCGCAGTAATGGTTTGCGATTGCGTCGACGACCTCTCTGTGGTGTGCGGCTACAACAACTTTTTCACCTGCGCCAATCTTTTGGTCAATCCATTCGTAGACGGCTTCCATTTTTGCTTTTGCTGCAAGCTTTCGAAGCACGGAGATTCGCATGAGGTGTTCGTTTGATTCTGCTTTGATTTTTGCTTGCACGGCAGCTGACCTTGGTGATTTACCGAGCTCCCTAGCAATTTCTTCTGCTCGAGCAACGATGTATGCAACGATGTCCGCCTGGGCTTCGTTGTACTCTTTCATGCCAGTTGAAGTCCCGCTTACCACCAGACGGGAGTGTCTTACTGGCGGCAGCTCATCAAGTACCTGGTCTTTTGTTCGTCGGATGTAGCAGATTGAGCGAAGTGTTTCGTTTAATTCATCAAGGTTGCTTGCGCCTTCAATATGCCATTGGCCAAAGCGGTCTCTGAATGCGCCGCAGTATCTCCGGTAAAACCCCCACATTCCTCCGAATCTGTTGAGCTGGCCAAGGATGTCGAGCTGGGATGCGTATTCAGCGGGACGGTTGGTTATGGGTGTCCCGGTCAGACATAGAACCACCCCGGTGTCTGGAGCTGAGCGCGCCATTTTGATTGCAGCTTTTGTTCTTTGTGCTGTGGGGCTTTTTGCGTAATGTGATTCGTCGAATACATATCCGTTGTAGCCAAGCAGGAGTTTGTTCCAGTGGCTGATGTTTGGGTACCCGATGACGAGTACATCGAATGTTCCTTCTTCAGGGAATTGGGACCGGTTGGTGACGACGGCGACTTTCCGGTGCGGCAGCCATTTATGATATTCATCTCTCCAGTTGAGGACGAGTCCCGACGGACAAACAATGACAGCCGGATATGCAGCGGCTGAGTGCTCGAGCGTTCCGATTGCTTGGATGGTTTTTCCGAGTCCCATGTCATCTGCGATGAAGCACCTGCGTGCGTTGGTTGCATATTTGATTCCAGCTTTTTGGTACGGGAGCAGTTTGCCGTTGAGGGTGGGTATTTCAAGTTCTGCGTCTTTGGCTTTTGATGCGATGATTGTTTCTTCACGTGCGGTTTTGATTAGGTGTGCTTCAGTGATGATGTCTTCGGGTATCTCGAGACCGAACGTTTCTCCAAATGCGATGGCTTGGGAGATTGATGTAAGCGGGACTCTCCAGCTTTTGGTCTTCGTGTCCCAGGTGATGCCGGGAACAGATTTAGCTGCTCGAACTTTTACTGGGTCGTACGAAAAGCTGAGGTACAGCCATTCGCCCTTCTTGCTTATCCCTTTAGATTCGTTGAGTGGTCTGGGGACGTAGAACAGCATTACTTCTGGGTCAATTGAGAACTGATGGTTCGTGGCGAAGTGCCGAACGCGTTCAATGCTTGAGATTGGAACTCGCCAGACCCTAGCAACTTTGTCCCATTTTGCACCTTGAATGGTTTTTATTTCGGTGACCTGATTTGCATCGTATGGAAAGTCCAAGACGAGGTGGTCGTCTGCGAGCGAGAGGCGTGATGTCACGCTTTTAGTGTATCTATTTGGCGTCTTGTTTAGAGTGAAACCGCAATGATGATGATGATTAGCGCTGTAGCCATTTCAATCATAGTTACCCCCTTTCAGATGCCTGTCAAGGTACATTATTTCACAGACCGTGTCAAGCACCTGAGGAAATATTTTCTGCTGCTGGCCGGGCGGTTCGCAGCTGCAGGTTTCTCGAGAACATCAATAAAACCCTACGGGGCTATTGGGTTTGTTTTCATCTTGTTGTTACGGTGGCGGAAGAGCTACCCGGACGCCTTAACCCAGCGCCCATCCTCAGGTAGATAGAGGGTTCCGCTTTGGTCGCCGTCTTCCCAGACCATGTGCCAAGCCCATTCGCAGCACGGTTCGTCAGTAATTGACGGGTGAGCCCCACGAGGAATATCTTTCCCGAGTTTTGGGAAGAGGGTCAGAAATTTGACAACACAGTCATGACATAGGTACCAGACTCTGGTCCCTTCTTCGTCGTCAATGACATCGTCAAACATGTCGTAGCCACCGAAGTTTCCCCAGTCAACTCTCCACCCTGAACCAGGCATGTTCATTGCCTGCGCTAAAGTGTTTTCGCATGCTGAGCATTCAGCTTTTGATTGCAAGATGCTCCTCAATATTTGTTGGGAGGATTTCTTTCTCCCACACGAGTGTGAGACGTTCCAGCATCGCTGAATACTGACGGATATCAAAGATGTTTTGTGATGGACGAAGTTTTTCCGCTGTGCGCATCCACTGCCCGTAGATTTCGTAATCCTCTGCGGACCATTGGTCCATGAAGTCTTCTTTTTGTGTCATGTTTAAACCTTATATGTTGTAGGTATTAATTGCACATTCAAAGCCGGCCAGAGCTCCGAAGGGTGGGTGGTTACCCTAGCCGGCTTGAACGTTTGACTGTGGCGGGTTTCCCTCTAGGCCACGGCCAGAATTGCGATGCACACGAGTGCGGTTAACATTTCAATCACGTCTACTCCTTGAAGGATGATTGTTTTTTGCTTTCTGAATTTTTTCAAGTTCACAGTAGACATCAATATGCATCATTCCTTGCCTGGGGACAGTGACGCAACCGAAATCTTTTTCAATTGCTTCGCCACACCTGAGGCAGGTACCTCTGTATTTTGCTGTTGTTACTACACCTAAAAGATTCATTGCGTGCACTGTATAGAACAAGCACTGCAGGTGTCAAGCACCAGAGAATATGACTTTCGACACTTTGATGACCTCGAGACCAGAATTCTGTCAGCTCCAAGTCGCGCAGCAGCTCCATGGCGCGCAAAAGCTGCCGCTTAAACTGATTCTTCTTCTTTAGAGCTGAAAGCCCCGCCCCTTCGCAATCACCACCATGCAGGCATGTTGATGATTGCTCAGGTGCGTAAAATAACACTACGGGGCTAGGGTTTATTCTGGAACGCCCCGGTCGAAAGCTTCTGGAAGCTGCTGCAGTCACTCGTGCGCTCCCGGTTTGGGGGACAATAGTCCCGTCTTCAGCTTGCGCGCCCCGGTTGCAAGCTGCCGCTCGACCCGGCGGCTGTCGAAAAGCTCCCGGCGGCTGTCGATTTGCCCATACGGGGCTTCTGGTTTGTGTTGAATCATCTTGTTGCGACGGTGGCGGATGACCCCGGACGGCAAAAGACCCCTAGCCCGGGGGGTTGGACTAGGGGTCTTGTTTGCGGGTTTACTTCCAGCAACTAGCCGAGTAGGCAACTTCTCCGACATAATCGCAGTAGATGCCTGACGTAGAATATTCTACGATTTCGGTGTTTGCTTCGCTTCCTTTTGTGATGTAGCGAATGCGACTAACCGTGTAGGTGTCGTCATAATCAAGGATTACCTCAACCCGACGACTTGCGTCTACCGGATAGGCAACTCCGACCGTTTCGCCGTGCGAGTTTTTTAGTGGGATAACACGACCGCCTGAAATAGCGAGAATATTCATTCTTCCTACTTGGGCGTTCGTTTCTCCGATGTCGCAATGACGACCTTCTCGCTCAAGGCTGAGAATGTTTACGGTGCTGCTTCCGAACTTCAGTTTCATTTTCACCCCCTCTCATATTCCCTGAATGGTACAGAAGACATTTGAGAAAGTCAAGCACCATCGAGCAGGTAAACCGTCACGTCTTGCCGGCAATCTCGACGAATCCCGGCGCGGTCTCGAATACCACGCCCGTGAAAACTGCAGTTCAAATCTGGTGCACGTTCTGGAGCCCCGACCTTCGTAACTGAAAAGCTACGGGGCTCTGGCCGGGTTGGTTCTCTTCGATGGCAGCCGCTGGCCGGGTCAAAACGCGCTGCCGGCCGGGTCGAAACTGCCGCTGACCGGGCTCGAGGCAGCTGCATCCAGAGCTTTATAGCCCCGTTGGGGCAAACCATCTTGTATTGACGGTGGCGGATGAGGGCCAGGAAAATTTGCAGCATGTTTGCTTTTTATCGATGTGCTCTGTACAGTGCATGCATGAACGAAAACTCTTATCGAGCATTCAAGGCTAGCCTCGCAACCGTTGCGGTTACCGTAGGCAGCTTCTTGAGCTTCTCCTACCTAGACAGACAGCACACGAGGGACAACGAGTTCTTCTGCAGTGGCACCCCGCTCACCATCAAAGAGGGAGACACTCTTTATTGGATTACCCGCACGCACTGTGACGGAAACACCATGAACGCACTTGACAAAGTTGTTGCTTTTTACGGCACCACTCTTACAATTGGCGACACCATCTATCTGCCTACCTATAACCGTTGTGAGTTACGCAGGACAGACGGCGGTCAAATCATGGAAGAATGCAAGTAAGGGAGAGATAATGGGCGACTTTAGCGACCCGAGGGACTTTACGGAGTCCGACATCAAAGAGATTCTGTACGACGACTACTTCTCTGAAGGTTTACCGCCGTTCAAAGCGCTCATGAAAATTTATGAGGACATCAACGCCCGGCGTTTTGACTACAAGCTTCAGGCTTGGCAGTTCACTTACGACGACCTCAGGAAAATCGTGAAAGAAATTGGGATTGAACAGCTGAGCATTCTTGCGGCGAGGTCATAATGGTGAGCTTTCTTACAGCCTCCGTACTTTTGCTGATTCTTTTCTCTCTTTAGAACAAGGATTCCTCTTGCTCCGCCTTGGGCGGACTTTCAACGCAGACGACATGCGCATACTGGTATTGCTTTTCCTTGACGCGCATAATGCTTGTTCTACCTTGCCGCACCCACGCGGTAACTAAATGTGCCGTGCCGGATTGGTCCGGGCTCACTGGACCGCCGCAATACACGCAATGGAAAAGGTTCATCAAAACAATATAACGGGGCTTTTGCCCGAATGCAAGCGTCTTGTAGCGGCGGTGGTGGATGAGGCAAAGAAAAAGCCCGGCGCATCTCGGGGGAGAGACACGCCGGGCTCGACCGGTTTATTGCTATGCGGTAAGCGTCTAGGTTTTTATTCGCTGTCTTCCTTGGCGTAACTCACTGTGAATACGCCACCAGTTGGGACGTCGTGGTGAGAGAGACGAACTCGCAGAGTGTCACCATCCAACTTGTAGAACAAGTGCCAATCTCCACGAACGGTGATTCCTTGTACGAAGTCGGAAACTTTGGTTGCGCTGAATCGGCCGGAGACTTTGCGCTCCCACAATGGGAGTCCGTCTACTTGCCATTCTTTGTTTTCATTGCCGTCGAAGAATTCTTTGACGAACTCTCCGAATACTTCCAGTTGGTCGTCCCAACAATCTCCGTAGCAAGTGTCGGTGTTATCGAACTCGCCAGTTGTCTCGTTGTAGCTGCTGCAGGCGCAAGAGTTTGACAACTCTCCGTCCCATTGACTGATGTCTTTATAGTGTGTAGGTATCATGCACACAGTTTGACCCATCCACGCCCCAAAGTCAAGTC